ACCTTGACTATGTTAAAGTCCTGGATGTCTGTACACAACAAAACGCAGAGACTTGTTTTAGTAGACAATTCAACCGACGATAAAACAAAAGGGTTATTGTATGATAATAAAGTACCTTATACACCCCGACCTGGATTTAGTCATGGTCAGGGTGTCAACGAAGCTATAAAATTATGTAAAACAAAATACGCACTACTCGTTGATACGGATGTTATTTTTTTGAGAGACCATTCTGATATCTTTAATCAATTTAAAGAAATGGATTTAACTATAATGGGTAAAGTTGAAGGAGATCGAGGAGGCAAATCTATTTATAATAGAGTCAATCCTTGGCATTGTTTTATTGATGTAGAGAAGGTTAAGCAAAACAATATACAATTCTTTGACGAACAGAGAATGAAAGATAGTTTTAAAACAGATAAGATTTATGATATTGGATCAACGTTTCTTGAAGACATAAAAAAAGCCAAACTTGAAATTGGAAATGTAGATTTGTCTGGCAAATATTTTCTTCACTTAGAAGGAATGAGTTGGTATAAAAATAAATATGACTCAACACGTGAAGATACAGGTATCGATTTTGGAGGCACGCATAATAATCTTGCATACGTACAAGCATATGAACAAAAATATAATTATTTCGAAAAATTAAAAGAGCAGTATTCCCTGGTAAAGATTAGTGATGCGTTCATATATGATGAACCTACGCTCTTGATAAAATATCCTACACGTAGCAGACCTGATAAATTTTTTAAAACACTAGATCAATATTACAGTCTTCTATCAAATAAAAGAAGCGTTAATTTTCTCATTACTTGTGATAATGATGATATTACCATGAATAATGATGACGTTAAATTACGTCTATCGCAGTATAAAAATTTAACCATTAAATACGGTAACCATAAATCTAAGATTGAAGCTATTAACGCTGATCTAGATCCTAAAACATTTCAAATCGTTCTCTTAGCCTCAGATGACATGATACCAGTTATAAAAAATTATGACGATATTATTATTAATAAAATGACGAGTACGTTTCCGGATTTTGATGGTGTGGTGTGGTTTAACGACGGTACCCAAGGTAACAGACTCAACACACTTTGTATTCTAGGCTTTACATATTATAATCGATTTGGTTATATCTACAACCCAGAGTATAAATCACTCTGGTGCGACGCAGAATTTACACAAGTTGGTAATATACTCGGTAAGCAAAAATATTTTGACCAAGTAATTATACAGCACGAACATCACTCTATTACTGGCATCGGTAACGATGAGCTTTATAATATTAACGAACGCTTTGAATCTACTGATAAAACCACATACAACCAGAGATTAGTTAAAAATTTTTATATTAAATGACAAATTCGTATTATATTTTTGTTCATGATCTTGAGATTATTAATCTTTTAGAACAGCGCGGTGAATTCAAACATTTAACAAATTATCAGTATGTTCTTCTCACTAAGAAAGAATTTAATACCAATCAAGACAATATTATAGTATCTAAAAACTATAAACTTAATATTGAAGATTATAAAAATTATCTTCAGTTTACAGGATGGTATTGTCTAGGTGCTAATAAGATACCTAAAACAGATTATATAACTCTTCTAGAATATGATGTGAGAGTCAGTGATGATCTTGATACAAAAATTAACACTACAATTAATGATACTAAGCTTGATTGCTACGGCTATGCTTGTTTACCTAAAACAAACTCATTCTTAAATAATGACGTATTTTCAAATGGCTTAGTTGATTATCTACGTACACAAAACATACCAGCACAAGACATTATTAACAGTAATCATAACTCGCAATGGATTGTTACATCAAATGTCACAATTAAAACAGACGTATTCTTTAAATTAGTTAGATCAAACCTTTTTATAAAATTATTAAATTATCTTTCTAATACAAAAATGTCTGGTCATTTCCTTGAAAGGTTCATAACAGCTTTTCTTATACTTAACAAGTATAGTTATGGATTTATTGAGAATTGCGTAACCCATTACGCCGTCGATAGTCATGATACTCAAAATAGAAGCTTTGTATATCAAAAATTCAAACAAGAACAATTAACCGATTTACTATGAATAAAATTTTAATTTCATTCGCAACAAATTCAAAGTGGTATCGATCTCAAAGTGTTTTAAACCAAAGCGCTAAGACATATGGCTTTAATGGTACTATTAGTTATACAGATCAAAATAGAAAGTGGAGTTTTATAAGTAAGTATAAAGATATTACCAAAGAGACACGTGGTTATGGTTTTTGGCAATGGAAAACGTTAATCTTACTTGATGCAATGAATCAAGTAAAAGAAGGAGATATTGTAGCATACGTTGATAGTGGTAATCAAATTATTAATAGTTTAGATTATATTTTCAATCTCTGTGAGAAACAAGAAATTGTCCTATTTGAAAACCGTGACGGCAATTACGAGAGAACTACACATAAGAATAAAGATTGGACAAAAAGAGATACATTTGTATTAATGAATTGCGATGAAGCGAGATATTATGATGCGTCTCAAGTTGATGCTGCGTATCAGTTCTACAAAAAGACAGACAGGGTTATGGATTTTTTGAATGAATATAATTCTTACTGTAGTAACGAGAATATAATTTCTGATCTACCAAATATTACAAAAGAAAATCTACCCGAGTTTATTGATCACCGCCATGATCAGTCGATTTTATCATTGATGGCCGCGAAATACAATATACCGTTATCACCCGAGCCATCTGAATGGGGTAACTATCTTGCAGATAGACCTTACCCGCAATTATTCTGGCACCATAGAGGCGTCTTTTAATTGTTGAAAACATACAACAAGCATATAATATATAGCAAATGACAGCAGTAAAACAGCAAGAGTGTTTTTATGTTTATACACACCTTGGTCTAGGTGATCAGTTAATTTGTAACGCAATAATCCGAAATATAAGTAAAAAATTTACCAACAAACGCATTGTTGTATTCTGTAAAGAACGATGCAAGGTTTCAATTAATTTTATGTTGAGAGATCTTTTAAATGTTGAGATTATTGCTAAAGATGACTACGATGTACAATGTTTTTTAGATAATATTGCACCTGAAGATAAAATTTATATTGGACATCAAAATTTTTTCTCTAATTTGCAGCATGTTGAAAATGCTGAAAAATCATTTTATCAGCAAGTAGGTTTAAATTTTAATAAAAAATGGAGCGACTTCTATGTAGAACGTGACATCGCAAGAGAACAACTACTTTTTGACCGCTATAGCTTACAAGGAAAAAAATACATCATTATTCAAGACGATCAAAAAAATAATAGAATTATTAATAAAAATATTATTAATACAAAAGATGTTGAGGTATTTGTACCTGATGAAAGTATTACAGATAATTTGTTTGATTATTTGACTATAGTTGAAAACGCTCAGGAAATACATTGCGTTGAATCGTGTTTTATGTACATGATGGATCTATGCTTCGCAACTATTAAAGCAGAATTATACGCGCATAGATATGCACGGCCCTTGCACAGATGGGAGCTACCATCAATGAGATTAAACTGGAACGTTATTAACTAATAATATATGAAAGCAGCAATACTACATAAACTAAATGAAGAACTTTTAATAGAAAATATTGAACCTATGGAGCTACAAATAGGACAAGTGCTCGTAAAAGTTATTGTTAGTGGATTGTGTGGCGCGCAACTACAGGAAATTCGTGGCGAAAAAAATAATGAAAAATTTTTACCGCATCTCCTCGGACATGAAGGTTGCGGTATGGTTATAGAGACGGGACCTGGCGTGACGAGAGTTAGACCAGGTGATAAAGTCATCATGCATTGGAGAAAAACCGATGGTATCGAATCAGCCTTTCCAGTTTATTCGTATAACGGAAAGAAGATTACAGGAGGTAAGGTAACAACACTAAGCGAATACTCTATTGCATCTGAGAATAGATTGACCCCTGTTCCGCACGATACACCAGATGAATTATGTGCGCTCCTTGGATGCGGGCTATCGACCGCGCTAGGTACGATTAATAATGACGCAAAAATTAAATTTGGCGAGACTGTTTTAATCATTGGCTGTGGCGGTGTCGGTATTAACTTGATACAAGGTGCTCGTATAGCAGGAGCTGGTGAGATATATGCCGTTGATATTACAGAAGAGAAGCGCTCTCTCGTGGAGGAATTTGATGCTGTGTATTATAATCTCACCGGAGAACAGTCACTTGATAATATCAAAAATATCGACTGTGTTATCGATACGACAGGTCACATGGATACGATAACAACTATTCTTCCAAATCTATCGGATCGCGGCCGTATCGTAATTGTCAGTCAACCAAAGCTAAACTCATCTATTTCCTTTACCCAACCAAATAAATTTTTTCTTGGCGAAGGACAAACGATTTCGAGCACACAAGGCGGTAAAATAACCCCATCAACAGATTTTATACGTTTTATCAAACTATATCAAACCGGACGTCTCAAGATCGATAAGCTTATTACACATACGCTGCCCCTTGACGATATTAATAAAGCTATATCTTTATTAAAAGCAGGAAAAGCAGGTAGAATTCTTATTAAAATGTCATAATATAAGATATATGCTTACGAAAGAGGATTTAATTAATTTTGAACAAAGTGTTGTAGACTTATATAAAAACAATAAGTTACCGTTTTTATTTCACTTATCGGGCGGTAATGAAGAACAACTCATTGAAATCTTTAAGGAGATTAAAGAAGGTGACTATGTTCTTTCTACACACCGGAATCACTATCACGCCTTATTACATGGAATCCCGGCTGATGAGTTACGCGAAAAAATACTCAATGGTAGGAGTATGTTCATCTATGATCGTAAAAGAAATTTCTTCACATCAGCAATTATCGGTGGAACCGTTGCTATAGCAGCTGGTATAGCTCTAGCTTTGAAGCGTAAGGGTTCGTCACAAAAAGTATGGTGCTTTGTAGGTGATGGTACAGAAGATAACGGTCATTTATTTGAAGCTGCAAGATATGTTGACGGCTTTGATCTACCCTGTACTTTTGTCATCGAAGATAACAATCGCTCTGTAACAACAACATCTGATGAGCGTTGGGGTAAGGCCCGGAATCCAAACTGGTTTTCTTGCGTACGTAAATATACATATGATATTACATGGCCTCACGCGAGGACTGATGATATGATTGATTTGTCAAAAACAACAGTTAAGACACATGATGATTATTTTCCGCCTCTCGATACAGAAGATTTACCTGAGTTCACTGCTCCTGAGGACATTACATTCAAGAATGCAATAAACGAAGCAATGACCGAAATCGGAAATGAGAATTCTGTATTTATTGGTTATAACGTTAAGAACGGTAACGCTATGGGTACACTTAAGAGTGTCGATGATTCAAAGAAAATCGAAACACCGGTAGCAGAAAATCTTATGACCGGACTCGCTATCGGAATGTCATTTGAAGGCTTTCGACCAGTAGTATATTACGAGCGTCATGACTTTATGCTCGTAGCTGCCGATGCTATTATTAACCACATTAATTATATTGAGCGCATCTCGCATGGTGAATATAAGGTACCTGTAATTCTTAGATCAGTTGTAGCTGATTCAGGTCCGTTTTATTCAGGCCCAACACATTCACAGGACTTTACAGAAGGTTTTAAAAAGCTTGTAACGTTTCCTATATATGAACCCATAACGGGGCCCGAGGCCGTAGTTGCCTATAAAAAGGCACTTGCGTCGAATAGGCCTTGTATGATTGTTGAGAGAAAGAGTAGTTACTAATAATGAAGGATATTCTTGTTATCGGTGAAAGCTGTCGCGATATTTTTGTATATTGTAGTGCGACAAGACTATGCCCGGATGTACCGGTACCTGTTTTAGGTGTCATTAAGCAAAGCGAGAATCCCGGTATGGCAAAAAATGTTCAGCGCAATATTCAGCAATTAGAAAATAATTGCGATATTATCACAAATATTGGCTGGGAGCATATATCAAAGACAAGATATATGCATGCTGATACAAACCATATGTTTGTACGTATTGATACCGACCACTCTAAAATAAAACGAATCAATGTCAAGAAGTTAAAATTGAATGACTACAAAATAATTGCTATAGCTGATTATAACAAAGGCTTTTTATCTGAAGCAGATATTGAATATATCTGTACACGACATGGTAATGTCTTTTTGGATACAAAAAAGATTCTCGGTAAATGGGCAACAGCTGCAAAGTATATAAAAATAAATAATTTTGAATACGAAAATTCAAAAAACTATCTAACGCCTGCATTAGTTAATAAACTTATACATACTAAGGGCGGCGATGGATGTATATATAAAGGGGTAACATATCCTGTAAAGCGTGTTGAGGTAAAAGATTCATCGGGAGCAGGTGACAGCTTTATGGCTGGGTTAGTATGTAGTTACCTCAGAACAAATAATATTATTAAATCAATTAAATTTGCTAATAAATGTGCTGAAAAAGTCGTGCAGCATATTGGCGTAACAACGATATGAATAATACCTTTCGATTTGTCAATGGGGTAAATCTACAGCAGATATCAAATGCTGTATTTGACATTAATCGTCGTGATAGCGTTAAATCCTTACCAAATAATAGTATAATCTTTTGTAAGACGGACTTTATAGAGGAGCTCTTTAATGAGCTAAAATATTCTAATAACAAGTACGTCCTGATAACGCATTGCTCTGACTACGATATTAACGAATATCGCCTTTCACTCAAACCGGCATGTATTAAGAAATGGTATGCGCAAAACGTTAATATACAACATCCGGATTTGATTCCGTATCCAATAGGTATTGAGAATCATATTGGCCCTTGTAAAGGTACGTGTATAGATTTGGATTATCTTAATACTATTGACAGCAGTGTTTATAATATATCTAATAAGATAATTAATTTGTTGTATTGTAATTTTAGTTTACAAACAAATAATAATAGATATAATGTATTACAGACTCTTATACAAAACGGTATTGGTAAGCCCTGCAATAATACGAGTTATGCGAAGTATTTTGAAGAATTAAAGCAATATCTTTTTATTGCTTCACCGCGTGGTAACGGTATAGATTGTCATCGAACATGGGAGTCAATGTATGTTGGCTCATTACCAATTGTTGAGAGGCACTTTATGTTCGATAGTTACAAGAATCTACCAATTATTCAAATTGAAAGTTGGGATCAAGTAACGCCTAAATTTTTAGAACCTTATATTTTAAATTATAAGAACGGAGTATATTATAGAAATCTCGAAGAACTTGATATTAACTATTGGTATTATAAAATAAAAGATCAAGCACAACATTTATGAGTGATATTAATCAATATAAAACGAGGGACGAGCTTCTTACTATTGTACCGGAGCAATCAGTATTTTTGGAAATAGGTGTTTTTAGAGGTGAATTTGCTAAAACAATCATTAAGACAATCAATCCTAAAGAACTATATCTCGTAGATATATGGACAGGTAAATGGGGATCAGGAGACAAAGACGGTGAAAATTATCTCAGTATAGATAATATGGAGAATGTTTATCTTGGTTTATATCATCAAACAAAAAATAAACCTAATATTCATGTTATACGTTCTTCGTCGACATTATTCTTAGAGAGCTGTGAGGATGATTTTTTTGACGCAATTTATGTTGATGGTGATCATGAGCAACAAGCTGTGTACGACGATCTCGTCAATTCCTACAAAAAAATAAAATCAAATGGGATATTAATGGGACATGATTATCATCATCAAATAAAAGTAGCTGTTGATCAATTTTGCGCTGACTTTAACCAGACTATTTCATATATAACTGATGACGGGTGTCCGACATTTTTAATTTATATTAAAAAATAATTACTTTAACATGAACAACGCAAATACAATACAAGACCTTAATTTAAATATTAAGTGGCAAAATCCCGGGCAAACATCTAACAGCGAGCCGTTTCAAACAGATGCCTTCTTTCAACTGCTCAAAAAATTAGAAGAAAGAAGTAATCTAACAATGATTGAGCTTGGCTCGAATGATGCTTTTTATACTGTACTCTTTAATAAATTTTTTGAAAATAAAAATCCTACAAACGTATGTGTCGACTTATGTAAGAATTTTTACGAGCTCACCGTGCACAACTGTACGGTAAATAATTGTAAAAATACTTTTTTTGAATACGCTAGCGTCGGTACGGTTAATGAACCGTATTTTAATAATCTTGCACTTCATGAACCAAGTTTAGTAGGTGAATATTCGACAGTCAAATTATCGCTTACAGATATCATCAATAAATACAACCTCAATAAAATTAATATACTTCATATGGACATACAGGGTTCTGAAGTATCTGTTTTAAGAGAAATTTTAGATAAGAAAATAGAGGTTGAATATATCTTTGTGAGTATTCATAGCAATGAGAGTGCAGCTGTCGGTGAGGATAATGTTTATCTACAGTGTAAGAACCTCTTAAACAAATTAAAGGTTAATTATATTTTTGATAGCGAATTCGAAGGTGGCCACGGTGATGGTTTGATAATTTGCGAAGTACAGCAGTAGAGGTAATATTATGTCAACTACAAACAGTAAAAGAAGCAAGTACATCATCACGCAACAAAAAGATCAGGCTAGGCGTCTGAAGGACTGAGTATTATACCATAAGGAAGAGGGCTTTGATGGTATCGTTATACTTGATGATTTTTCGAGCGATAATTCTATCGATATTCAGAACGATTTAAAACAAAAGTATGATTATAACATAATTATAAGGCAAACTGACGGGGTTGGTTATAGAGCATCGTTAATAGAGGCTGCAAATTCTGAGAGCTATCACCACAATGATAGTGTTACAGATCGTATTATACGCTCTTTCAATGCAGGTATAAAAATTGTAAAGGAAATTGACCCTGACGCAATTTGTTCATTTACCGATGTGGACGAATTTCTTGTTACGAGCAGTGATAAGAAAGTGGTTGATGTGATTGATGAGCTCGTGCAGCAATACAATAATACACATTTTTACATAAACTCATTTGATATTAATGATAGGTTTGATTTAGATCAGGATTGGTACACATTACAGGAGTATGCAAAATTAAGATGGGATTATGATGAAATGCGTACACATCCTTCCTGGAATACGAGAGGTTAAACAATTTGCGGTGTCGCGTGTCTTAATGAGATACCGCAGCATCCTGGCGCTGTTCACTATCTAAGCAGACACTCTGAATGTACATTTGTAACTGATTTTGATATTTTAAGAATTCATCATTTTAGAAAGCCTAGCTACTGTAATGACATATCAAGAGTTATTGATACGACTTTACACGATAAAGTGGCTATTATACGAGACAAATATAACTAATTTATAATTATTATGACTGGACAAATAAATTACGAAAATAATAGATTAGGTCAACAAATTGTTGCACTCTGCAAGCAAGCAGATATCAACACAATAGTTGAAGTTGGTACATGGAACGGCCTAGGTACAACACGATGTGTATTACAAGGTCTAAAAGAAGCCAATAAAACAGATTATACATTTGTATCATTTGAATGCTGCCCTGAACAATACATAACAGCTGTGAATAATAACAGCAAGAATATTAATAAGAATTTTAATATTATATATGGTAAGTTGGTTGATGAGGAACAAATTTATACCTGGTTGAGTAGAGACACTGTGGGTAGCGAATGGCCTGGTCATCCTTGGCTTACTTGGTTGGATCAAGATTATAACTGGATGTTGAAGGTGCCGAATACATTATATGCTGTACCTGAGAAAATCGATTTCTTAATCTTAGATGGCGGCGAATTTACGACGTATCTCGAATGGCACGCTCTAAAGGATAGAGTGACATATTGCGCTCTCGACGACACGAACGTATTAAAGAGTAGTAAGATACGCGCAGAAGTACTGAATTCACCTGAATTTGAAATCATAGAGGATAATCCTCACGTTACAAATGGGTTTCTAATCTTCAAGCGTAAATCTCTATAAACTAAAATAGTAAAGCATCTTATATGATTAAGACAACAGTTGCTGTGCCTATATGCGAAAGACATCTTAATTACAAAGATAACGTCATTAACGACTTTTGTTATAATCAAAGCAAACGACCCGATGTTTTATTGTTATCTATATGTGGTATAGATAGCCAAGATACTGTACAAGACGTTAATGGAGTAGTAGTAAAAACAATCTTTCATAAAGATAATATTGTTACAGGTAGTCACAGAAATATTCTTTATTCTCTTGCAGAAGACGGTATAGTTATTTTCTCAGATGCTGATGATCTCTCACATCGGCAACGTGTTGAAATTATTGAAAACGTGTTCTCAAGTCACCCTGATATCGATTATATCGTACACAATTATGCAAAAAACGCTATCCATGAGATAGAAGCAGCAATAACACCGGATCAGTTAAGAGTACAACTACATAAAGATATGGCAGATTTTGCGACAGGTGTACCAGCTCTCAAGAAACCAAATATTGATGCCGCGTGGCCACCTAAAACTTATGCTGAAGATTGGGAGTTTTGTGTTAATTTATTAAAGGAGTACTCCGGTAGAGGTCTTATTATCGGCAATAAGCTATATCATTATAATTTCACATCTCATTCCTATTGAGATAAAATTATTTCTTCCTCTTAAGATAGACGCCTTGATGCTCGTTATTAATTGCGAGTCCGAGTTGCGGAAAGCGTACATTCATAACATCAGGTGTCAGATCAGGCTGATGATGCACCTCATAGACGTTGTCTTCATGTACGCCTTGTGCATAAAGATATGGTACTAGCACGAATAATTGTGCGCATCTCGAGATGATCTTGTTTAATACATTTGTTGCGTCTTCAATAGAGAGATGCTCGAGAACATCACCTAAGATAATAATATCGTAATAATCAAATTCATAATTAACAATATTTTCGTTAATAACTCTTCTATATTTCTCCGTCAAGCTATATTTTTCTATATAAGGTGCGAAAATTTCTACAGCATCGATATTTTTGTATGTATCGTATAATAAATTTGAGTATGTGCCGCTGCCCGGTCCGACATCAAGAATGCTGATAGTATCATTAAAATTTGCATCGATATAATCCTTCACATACTGTCTAAACATATCATAACTACCAGGCATAATGATAATTATAATAATAAACTTTTTATTCAACTATATCTTGATAATGCTTCTCTCATATTATACAATCATTATATGATTATTAATATACCTATCTACGACGGCGATCTTATTCACTCTCGATTTGCATATAAGTATTTTCGCAAGAATACTCTTCCTATTGGTAATATCGTAGCATTTAGAGCGCCTATGAAAGTTGAAGCTGAAGGAATGATTGATAACGAGGATATTCTTAACGCAGATTATATCTATAGTGATGATGCCATTAACTTCTGTTGGGAAATTCCTAACCTTGATCCTTTTGGTGCTGTAGCATTTCAGCGTCTTCTTAACACACAGATTGCAAATATTCTAAGTGCAAAATATCTCAAAGCACCGATTGAAGTGGATGGTGATGATCTTATGGTACATAAGGAGCATAATCAGGGCGGTGTTACACAGATGAAGGGCAAGTGTAGCGTTAGTATTACTTATTCAAAGAATAATGTCGCTCTCGGTCACACTGGTATTAATATTGAAGCAGGTAAGAAGGCTCCGGCTTTTGCGTTTTCGACTAAGCTCGGTGACGAGGAAGTTCAGCAGTTTATGAAAGATATTATCGAGGTATTTTATGCCATGGTGGAGGATATCTTTCTTGCTACGACAAAGGTCATTGCATAATGACTATATTTGATTTTATATCGAGCGTCCTTTTTACAAAAAAACAAAATTGTCTTAATACTGTTGACGAGGAGGGCGAATTTTCACCTTATATGCTTAACCGTTGGTGTAGTATGTACTCGCCAACGGTTGCAACGTTTAGTAATGTATTAAACAAATATCTCGGTGTATTTGATAATAAGAGAGATTTGTATAATTTATTTGTAGCTGTGATGCCTAAAGTTTCATCCAAGCGAATCTCGTATATCAAAAAAGGTAAAGAAGAAAAAAAAGAAGAGAACAATGATATTGTAATGCTTGCAAATAATTTAGAAATATCTAAAAGAGAAATAAATCAATACATTGCATTTCTCGAAACTCTATCTAATTAAACGTATATGGTAGCTGATATTGACATGCTTGGTCCTCTTCCGAAAAGCTTAATTGACTTTTCTTCACTTCCAAAAAACTCATTTAATTCTGTTTTTTATGGATATAATTTAAAACAAGTACTTGATGATATTCTTCTTTGTACCTTTGTTGACGAGACAGAGGATGGATCGAGTATTATTCGTAACGGATTACATGTTCCGGTCAATACAGATACCAAAGCCTGGCGCATTGGCGAGGTAATACTCGCCGGACCTAATGTTCGTTACGCTAAGGTTGGTGACTTTGTTTGTTTTCCAAACAATCTCGGTGTACCAGTTGCGAATATTGATATTGATAATTACGGTACTCTTAAGAGAGGAATCTTTTTAAATGAGCAGCGTATCTTTGGTATTTGCTCACTAAGAGGAGATGATAATGAAAGCGTCGCTGCCAACCTTAAAAAGCCTGCTACTAAACAACGTCGTCGAAATTAAGTTTAATCGACGCCGCCCGAAAGCCGGCGCTGGATTAACTCGACGAATGATTTGCACGAACTCCTTAGCTCTTCTTAACAGCCCAGAGGGAAGACTTGCACTTAACTATAGACGTGCTATCAATGTACCTAAGTTTAATCCTAATGCTAAGGATCTCATTATTACATGGGATCTTTTTATGCAAGATTATCGATGCATTAATATGATAGCTTGTGATCTAATTCAGGTAATACCTGCTAATAAAACATTTTGGATGTTTTTTAACGAAAAGCTTGCCGGACTCTCTGCCCCGCAAAAAATAAACTTCATGAATTCATGACATCAATAGAACAGATAGAACAAATAATAAAACCGTTGCATCTTTTTAAGGTAACGTTCTCTATTGATAATAAAATTATCAAGCAGGGAAAATTACAACTATTCTGTATTAAGGATTTTTTCTGTGTGTTTACTTTGCTCGGTTTAGAAAAGGAAAATAAAAAGACATTATACGAGCTCCCATATCCGTTTAATATTAAAGCGGAAAACAATATTGTGGAATTTGACTATACTCTCGATTCTTTTTGTCTCTCAAACACGGCAATAAAACAACAGGTAAATGAAGTTAAGTTAATTAAGACGTCTAAATTTTTTAATAAAAAGGTAATTGCAACTTTTAGTTAAGAAGCTATACTTGAGATGTGTCGATAAGCTTTATATCTCAATTTCCTATTAATTTTAAACCGAGTGCTCTTCAAGTTGATATAATCACTCAAATTGATAAGGCTTTTAGTAGCGGTAAAAAATTTGTTATATGTTGTGCCCCAACAGGATCGGGTAAGAGCTTTATTGCAAAGACATTAGCAAATGTAAGTCAGACACCGAGTGATGCATTTAGTCAACTTATACGTAGCTATGATGCATATAAAATGGATTTTGATGGTAATTATGCATACGAACAAGAATGTAAAAACGAACCTGCCTTCGGTACACTTGCTCTGACCATTACCAAATCTCTTCAAGATCAGTACCAAGAGCTATTTACTAATACAGATACACTTAAAGGTAAGACAAATTATATCTGCGATGTCGACAAAAATTACGATACAGAGCTAGCCCCCTGTACGTTTGCCCCTACACTGAGAGATAGCTGCTGGTCAGAAAACAGATGCCCTTATTATAATGCTCGTAATGATGCGATGTTATCTCAATTTGCTGTTCTTAACTATAAAATGTTTTTATCACTCCCTGGTCATATCAAGCGTAAGAATTTTCTAATATGCGATGAAGCCTCAGAACTAGAAGATGAGCTAGTTCGGCAATTTTCGATCGAAATTAATTACGAGAAACTTAGTAGCTATAATATACCTTGTGAAATGCTGGTTATAGATAACCGCGACAAGGCTTATAATTGGCTAAACGTACTTTTAGAAAATATATCTAACGAATTAACAGTGTTTCTCGGTAAAGCTAGTAAAAAGCAAAATCTAATCTCACAGAGTGAAAAAATAAAATATCAATTCTTAAAGAACATGCATCGCTCTTTAACAATTATTGGTACTCACTGGCATGAGTGTGAGTTTGTTGTTGATATAGATTCTAAACGTGTCATCTTAACTCCTCTTAGAGCAAATACGCTCTCAAAATATATCTTCAATCACGGCGAAAAGATTGTACTGATGTCAGCGACAATCATCGATCATAAGCATTTTGCTAAGTCCCTCGGTATCACAGATTATGAATATATCGAAGTAGATAGTACATTTGATCCAAGCAAATCACCGATTTACATTTCATCAAAATATAGACCCAGCTACAATACATTGCAGAATATGTTACCTGGTATGTGTGAACAGATAAAACAAATCACCGAACACCATAAAAACGATAAAGGCGTCATTCATACCCATACAAACGCAATAACGAGCTTTATAAAGGAGAGACTTGGTAGTGATCGCTTTTTATACAGAGATACGAATTCAACAAACGAAGACATTCTTCAACTTCATTATGCAAGTAATAAGCCTACAGTTCTCGTTTCACCATCCCTTGTCTACGGTATTGATCTAAAAGATGAACTGGCACGATTTCAAATTATTGTCAAGCTACCATTTCTTTCGCTGGGGGCTAAGCGAATTAAGAAATTGTTTGAACTCGATAAGGAGTGGTACGAAAATAAGATGCTTAACTCTGTAGTACAAGCATCCGGCCGCGCTACACGCAACAAAGACGATTACTCTAATACATACATCTTAGATGGTAATTTTATAAATGTAGTCAAGAGAGCAAAATCTAAGCTTCCAAAATATTTTATCGATCGTATACATTGATAAATAAATGTAGGAGGTCTCATCTATTAAAAATCAAACATATCATTTTGAAGTTAAAGATTTGCTGACACAGTTTGTGACAGCATTTGATGATATTATTATTAATAGATATGATAATAACAGAGTAGCAAAGAATAAGGTTCAAGTAAGATACGTATATGCACCTAAGCAGCGCGTATTATATGACCTCGTAAATTTAGCGCAAAATATAACGGTACCTGTTGTCTCTGTTAGTATTAGCAATATAAGTAGAGATGAAGCGCGTGTTTTTAATAAAATAAACGGCTATTATTTTCCAAGCGGTACGAGTGATGTAACTCCTGGAGTCGCTTCTGTTCATTATAATAGCCCTGTTCCTATTAATATAACAGTTAATATGTCAATTATGACAAAATTTCAAACTGATATGGATCAGATTTTGTCAAACTTTATACCCTATAATAATCCATATATTATTCTCTCTTGGAAAGTTCCAACAGATTTAGCTACAGGCGGCTTTGCTATTCCTCAAGAGATTCGAAGTGAAGTATTATGGAGTGGGTCCGTTAACTTAAACTACCCTACAGATATAGCAGCAAATGAAAAGTATAAGGTTACAGGAGACACGTCCTTTACAATTAAAGGCTGGTTATTCCCTGCTAAGCAGGACCCTGTCGGTAATATTTTCTACATAGATAGTAATTTTTATGCAACTAGTATGTTAACATCTGTCGCCGAACTTACAGCAAATACATATACATATTCAAACTATAGTAAAACTAATGTTTATTCTGCTACAACAGAAGTTGAACATCTATCAACTTACGCGTATCCGCAAATAGCTGGCCCGATTGCATATACAACTTCAAATGCTGAAAATACAAATACGCATTAATATTTGATATTACACTAAATACTCATTAAGTAATTACGTTGTATTATGGTTGATTCAAATAGAGAAAGCACTTTTGGACGGGAGTTAATGAAGTATGTTTCTTCAAAACTACCATACCAATCTTATGATATAAACGATAAGATTAAGGCGTTAAACCCTAAATACGAAGATTTTTACGGGAAAGGTACGGATAGAATAAGCGCACTAACCAGACAGTCTGTATCGTCGTCAATCTCAATGACTGACGATCAGTACGCAAGTATTGTTCAAAACAAGGACTATCATGACTTCATGTATGCCAATATCCAACCGGATAAAGGCCGTCGGCTCATGGATTACCGTGTTATGGCAGCTTATTCTGAAGTTGCTGATGCATTGGATGAAATTTGTGATGAGTTTATTAATAAGGACGAACAGGGTGAAATTGTTAAGCTCAATTTTGTTGATTCAGGTTTATCTGAGACTCAAAAAGCTAAAATTAAAAGAGAGTTTCAAAAGTATATTGGTTATTTTGATTTAGAGCATAAAGGCTGGGAGTACGTTCGTCAAATGCTTGTCGACGCTGAAATATATTGGGAACATATTATTCATAAAAAACATCCAAAGGAGGGAATACTTGGCGTTATAGCAATACCTTCAGATGTAATTGATCCTGTTTTTGAGAACGTTCAAAATATGATTGTCAAGGGTTATCTCTTGCGCAAGCCGATTTATGATGCAAAAAATCCCGGAAAGATAGCGAGAACAGAACTCGTACCGATGGACATTAACCAAGTTACGTATGTTAACTCTGGTATTTGGAATGAAAGTAAGAATTTAAGATTACCATTTATTGAAAATGCTCGACGTGCTTACCGTCAGTTAAGTCTTATTGAAGACTCTATTGTTATCTACCGTCTTGTAAGAGCTCCAGAGCGTCTTGTATTCAATGTTGACGTTGGTAATATGCCGCCGCCAAAAGCTGAGGCTTACCTTCGTAAGCTTATGACCAATTACTGGTCAAAGAGAACATATGATTCCAATCAAAGCGCGACGGTACAGAAATTTAACCCCCAATCTATGCTTGATAGCTTCTGGTTTGCAAAAAGAGCAGGCTCTGAGGGCACATCTGTAACTCAATTAGCCGGTGGAGCTAATCTTGGTGAATTAACAGATCTTATGTACTTTGTTAAGAAGTTATATAAGTCACTCAAGGTACCATCCACACGTCTTAATCCCGATGACCCATACAAGGATGGTGCGGATATTCTTAGAGAAGAACTTAAGTTTGCACGATTTGTCATCCGTCAACAGCAGCGCTTTGCCACCGGTTTAAAAAACGGATTTATAACTCACCTCAAGCTGAGAGGCATCTACGAAGAGATGCGCTTAAGAGAGTCGCATCTGGATCTCACCTTTAACGTACCTACTAATTTCTACGAACTTCGAGAACAGCAGAAATTTCAACTTAGAGCTGAAAATTTTAATACTATTACAACTAGTGACTTTATCTCCAAGACATACGCTCAAAAGAAATATCTTGGATGGTCTGATTCTGAGGTTATGGCAAATCGTGAATTCTTGCGTAAGGATAAAGAGCTTATGTGGGAATTATCTCAGATTGAAAATACTGGACCTGATTGGCGTGAAGCTGGTTCGCTTGTGCCAGGCGCTGGCGGTGAGGGTGGCGGCGGTAGCACCGGAGGCGGTGGAGGTGTACCTCCTGCTTTTGGACCGGCTCCTACTGGCGGTGAAGAAGCTCCTCCTGAAGCTGGTGCACCTGAAGCGGCTGGAGCTACGGCCCCAGCACCTGGGACTGAAGCGCCTCCTGCTTAATAAATACTTTCATGGATTGTACAGCCGTAACACCAATTTCAGCTTTTCAGAGCTCAAATTTATCTAGTAAGATCGACTCCTTTAGTCGGCTTGGCGATCGTATTACACGTGCACTTGGTGCACCAATGATTAATATTGAAATACATCAAGATCAATTATTTGAGTTTATTTCACAAGCTTGTGAAATGTTTACAAAATACGCTGGTTATACAGAGGAGTATCTTGTCTTCAATTCTGATTTATATATCGACGGTGTCGGTATAAAGTTAGATCAACTTTTTAGTATAACTCCATACTTTAATCGCACTAATGTACCGAGCTCCACTGTTTATGCTGCGACGTCAACAATACCTGGTAGCTTTTTTAGTGCGTCAAATACACTATCAAGTACATATGCAACAGGTATTTTTAAAAATCAACTGCTCACGACAACTGCATATCTTAGTGTCATAAATTATAATAGTACAGTAGCTAATACCTTTAAGCCATCGAGTAACAGTCAAGAACAGATTGTTAATAGTTTTGACTATGATATCATGGATTATAGAAAAGTCGTCGACATCTTTAATTTTGAAGAAGGTTCATCTGATGGCATTAACACGCTCTTTACCATTGAACAGACACTAGCACAACAAACATACTTTAGTTACGCGATGGGTAACTATGGCTTTGATCTTATTAGTTGGTATACATTGAAAAACTGGCTTGAAGTAAGAGAAAAATTACTCGCCATTAGACGTTCGTTTACGTTTGACCCTCGTACTCAGACTCTAGTCTTTTATCCACCTCCACGTACACCTGGATCAGGTAGTAAGTTT